CTACGGCCGTACGGCGCTACCCGTCGTCGTCCTCATCGGTAGCGAGCACGGGCAATACGTCGCACGCACAGTTTGGATGAAACGGGGGATCGCCCAGCCCGCCGAATGAATCGTCGAGCGGCACAATGCCCATGTCCGCGGCATCGTCGCAGTCGTCCGGAGTGTCGCCGTGCTCGGAGCTCAAGATCAGCTCCTTGCCCGACACCTCGCCGGAATCACGATAGCCGATGAGCGTGCCCTGGATGTCCGCGCTCGCGATCTCCGTCCGTGCGATCGCCTCCGCACGACCCGTGCTGAACGCGTAACTGCCTTCCAGCTCGTCCGCGAAATCGTCGGTCGAGAGTCCCATGTCGATCGCGCGCGTGACATCGCTCCGGAGCATGTCGCGCGTGCTGTCGGTGATCGCCCACTCGGCATCGGGATTCTCGACGAGCTTACCGGCGTCGTCGTACTTCATGCCGACGAGCTCCGCGCTCCGATCCTTCGCCCACTCGGCTGCCTCTTCGTGCGCCTGCTGCGTGATGCCGCCGGTGACGTCGAGCTGCTGCAACCCTGCGCCAGCGCCGTCGGTATTCGTGCGCACGAGAATCGACTGGACGTCGGGCACGAGCTCAGCCCAATCGCTCAGATCGAAGTTGTCGAGGTCGAGCTTTTGCAACAGCGTGTCTCGCGATCGAATCGCCTTCGACGGTGCCGCGTACTTCTCTGCGAGTGCGCGCGCGACGATCGGCGCTTGGCGTGCGAGGAAGCCGCGAACGAGATGTGTGAGCTCGCCGCGTTCGTGCACGATCGATGGGCGGTTGCGGTCAATACGAGCGAAGCGACCTCCCGGCGCGGCGTCCCTGCCGTGCCTTACGCATCGCTGGAGTCTCGACCAAGCCCGCGACCTTCTCCGGCGTGGCCGGAGCTGCGGGCTCACTCGGCGCTGCGGGCGCCGGTGGTTGCGGCGCGCTGGGATCAACCGGCGCAGCGGGGTCAGGCGCGCCAGCGGCTGCTGGCGCGGGTTGGCCGAACGGCGTCGGCGGCGCCGGCTTGTTCGCTTCCAGCTCCTCGTCGGAGAGCGGCTCCAGGTTCAATGCGTCACGCACCTCGTTCACCGTCAGCACGCCATCGGTCACGTAGATGTGATCGATCTGCGCCTGCGTGAGCCCGTCGAGCTCCTTCGCCACGTCGAACGTGAATTCATAATCGGGGCTGCCAAGCGGACCTGAGATCACGCGATTGAGCAGTCGTTTTTCCCACTGCATGAGCGGCGCGAGTCCTTCAGACTGCGCGACCTCCTGCGCACTCACGGCAGTCGCACGATTCTGCTGCTTGACGAACGCGTTCGGCGGCAGCGAGAACGCGTAGCACACGACGCGCGCGAGCCACTCGTCCGCCTCGTCGAAGAGCTTCTCCGTCTGGGTCGGGATGTACTTCACGCCGTCGGGAATGAATTTGATCTTCCGGCGCATCGCGGAATTCTGCGTGCCCACCATGAGCGCGTCCCACTGGTTCTGGAATAGCGTGATCTGGGCGGGCGACCACGTGGCCGGAGTCGACGCGAGTGCTTCGGGGATCGAGCCCTCGGTGTAGTAGTCGAGCTGGTGGAGCGCGCGTCGGATTGCGGTGTTGACGGTGATGATGATCTGCTCCACGGGCGAGAAGCCGTAGGCGCGCATCGAGCGCGGGTTGCGCGGGAGATAGATCAGCTCCTCGCGCGTGAAGTCCGACGCCGGCAAACCTTTGAGGATCTGCTGGTACGCGGGATCGGGCGGCATCGGCGTGCGACCCGAATCGTCGAGCACGCGCTTGATCGTCGCGCCGTCGACCACCTCGAGCGCGTAGTGCGCGCCGCCGACCGTCTTCCGCAGATAGAGCGTTGGCGCATCGATCACGAGCAGGTCTTCCAGGAGCATGCGCATCCACGTGGACCACTCGTGCTCCAGGTCGGGGAAGAGGAGCAGCTCCTTGAGCGCGATCGCCTTGTCGTCTTCCTCGCCCGACTCCTTGTGGCGAACGGTCCATTGGAGCGACTCCATCTGATCCTTGCGAGTCTCGATCGCGAGCCGCACGAGATCAGAGCCTTCAGCCAGCCCGCGGAGCTGCGCGAAGCCGATGCGCTCGCCGTCGCGTGGCTGGATGTTGACGTTGACGAGCGTCGGGTAATCGTACGCGCGGCCGGCGGTCTCGGGTGCGAGTGCTGGCAAGGGATCGCCGGCGCCGAACCACGGGCTGGTCGTTCCGGCCTTGCCGGTGAGCACGCGGTACGCGCCGACAGCGCGGGCGATGAGGCCGGACGGGACGGGGGTAGCGCCGACGGGTGGCATCGTTCGATTCCTCTTAGACGGGTGATGGAGAGTTCGGAGCCTTCGGAGCGTTCATGGCGCGGCCTTCATGGCTGCGAGCTGCTGGGCATAGTACTCGAGGATGCCAGTCGCGGGATTCCGGATCAGCGGCGCGAGCGCGTAGCGCACGGAGTCCCAGATGTGGTTATGCGCGTCGGCAATCACTGGCAGAATATCGCCCGTGCGCTGGTCGATTTTGTAGCTGTAGTGACGCGCCTCCTCGGCCGCGTGCTTGCACCGCGGGTGAATCACGATCTGCTCGTACTGCCGCAAGTGCGCGATCCCGTCCTCGACCGAGCCCGCCCACTTCTCGACGCCGACGATTAGCGGCAGTCCGTGGCGCGTGAGGTAGCTGATCGTTTCGGGGCGCGCGCAGTCGGCGCGAATCGTGAACGTCTCGCAGCCTGGCACCTCAGCCTGCCAGTGCGTGGAGATGTCGTCCGTGTCCTGGCCGATCTTGTACGCCTCGTACTCGATCATGAGACGGCCCGTGCTGTTCGCTATCGTGCCTGGCGCGATCCAGCATCGGACGATCGTGTTTGGATCCTGCGCGAAGCCGAAATCGGCGCCGTGATACGGGCCATCCCACGCCGGCTCGGGTGTGAAGTCGTCGACGATCCACTTGCCGCGCAGGATCTGCGCGCCGCTCGACTGCCGGCATTCGCCACCCCACACGTGCGCGGCCGCGTCTGGATCGACGCGATACAGATACGTGCGCTCGGCCGCGAGCTCGGCCGGGAACCACGGATTGTCCGAGCTTGACACCTTGCACACCCAGGCGTCCGCTCGTTTCGTCACGACGAATCGCACGAACGTCGGGTCGTCGGCGAGGTCGGGATTGAAGTTGATCCAGATCTCGGAGCCCGCTTTCCGGATCGTGGGGATGAGCACATCCCAGGAGCTCTTACTGACTCGCTCGGCCTCTTCGACCCAGGCTATGTCGATGCCTTCGAGCGACTTGATCTTGGTGACGTTATGGCGCAGCCCTTCGAACAGGAACAGTGAGCCGTTGTCGTGGCGAATCTCGCGATCGGTGACGTCGTAGCCAGGGAGCTCGAGCAGCTCGATCTGATCCTTGAGCAGCCTGTGGACCGAGTCTTTGATCGACTTCTGGAACTCGCGGAAACATCCGACGCGGAGCGGCGATTCAGCGGCCTTGATGAGGAGAGTGCGGGCGACGGACCACGAGCGCGCGGCGCCACGGCCGCCGTAGAGCACCTTGTAGCGTTTGGGCTCGAAGAGTGGCGCGGCGTAGTCGGGGAGCTCGCAGGTGGCCTCAGTCAGTTGCATCGGTCGCGCTCGGCGAGGTACTGCTTCGTACGAACGTGACGGTCACCGCATGCGCGATCGGCTCTCCACCTTTGCCCGTGAGCTCCTGCTTGTCGCTCTGGGCGAGGTACTGCTTGCCGAGCCAGATCAGCATCGTCCGGTCACCCCGCTTCGCGGCTGCCCACTGCAAGCGGCGGAGGGAGATTTTCATGCTGCCGCGGCTTTTGTCTAAAATCTCCGCAAAACGCCGCGTGATTGTATCCACCGAACAGCGGAGAAAGGCCGCGATTTCGGTGTCTGTCGCACCGACGCGCGCCATGCCCTCGACCACCTTCGCGTTGATCGCGAGCGGCTTGCGGCCGGTCTTTTTCTTAGCGGTGGTCATGCGAGAACTCGGGGCGGATACGAGAAACGCCTCCGGCCCGCAGTGGCGTATGCCAGTGAGCGGGCGGAGGCGGATTGGCCTAAACGAACACGTACCAAGTCCTACAGACTACGCACTTTGGCGCGCTGG